TAATGTTATCTGGTTTCGCAAACGCACAAGTGAAAGCTGAAGGTGCTGGAGTGTCTTTTGACGAAGCACAAGAAACTTTCACAGCGAGATATACTCACGAGACAGTAGCTCTTGCATTTGCTATCACGGAAGAAGCTATCGAAGATAACCTCTACGATAGATTAGCTTCTAGATACACAAAAGCATTAGCGAGATCTATGAGTAATGCTAAACAAGTAAAAGCGGTAGAACCTCTAATTCAAGGTCTTCCTTCAACGGATGGTTTTGATTCAGGTGATGGCGTTAGCTTGTTTAACGTATCTCACCCTACAGTAGCGGGTACTTTTAAAAATACCCTAACTACTCAAGCGGACCTTAACGAAACATCATTAGAGCAGTCAATGATTGACATTGCTAAAATGACGGACGAAAGAGGTCTAAGGGTTGCAGCAAGAGGAGTAAAAATGATTATTCCTTCAGAGCTTCAGTTTACAGCAGAGAGATTGATGAAATCTCAAGGCAGAACTGGAACAGCTGACAATGATATCAACGCAATCGTATCAATGGGTATGGTTCCTCAAGGATATAGAGTGAACAACTACCTAACTGATTCTGATGCGTTCTACATCATTACAGACGTACCAAATGGTATGAAAATGTTCACAAGAGCTCCATTAACAACTGCAATGGAAGGTGATTTCGACACTGGCAACGTAAGATACAAAGCTAGAGAAAGATACTCATTTGGTGTATCTGACCCTAGAGGTATCTTCGGTGTAGAAGGTGCGTAATAACTAATTAAAAAGGGGGCTTTCGAGCCCCCTTTTTTTATGGTAGAGAAGAGGTAATCATGAAGACATTTCGAGTACAGATTAAAGCGTATGGATATCGTGCGGATTTCCATGTTGTGGCTGAAAGCGAAGGCAAAGCCTTTGAAAATGCACTCATTGACAAACTAGGAGAAAATGATATAGTTTGGGAAAAAGATGGATTCATTGATTCGTCTAAATTATGGCTAACTTATGAGGAGACCATAGATGCAAATACAAGTCAGAGACCTTTACAAACAGAAGAGAAGTCTCGAGACAGAGTGGGCGGTGCATCAGCGTGATAACCAAAGGTATACTTTGGATATGGTAAGAATTGACAATAAAATTAGGGAAGTTGTCAATGCTATTAAGCAAGAAGAGGCTAAAATAGCTAATCTTGCAAATAAGATAGAAGATGCTGCGCCAGAAGTTTCAGTAGCTACTTAGTAAAAAGCTACATCTTGGATAAAAATCAAACCAAAGCACAGGCTCTCTTGCACTCTTGAAAAAATAAGAGTATAAGTTCTTTAAGTAAATTGGTTATTCATTAAAGAATAACTGGTCTAACAAGGAGGACTGATATGACTACACACTTTACTTCAGGAGTCACGAACGTAGTGACTGGTGGAACTGGTGAAAAATTAAAACAACCAGATCCAATCAAGTACCACGTTTATCACGAGGACTTCGACAAATACACAGCTAGTGACTGGGTTATTACTACAACTGAAGGTGGTTCAGGTAATGCATCTGAAGCTTTAGGAGATGGTGATGGCGGTTTATTAGTTGTAACAAACGACGATGCAGATAATGATTCTGATGAGTTTCAATGGGCTGGCGGTTCAGGCGGCGTAATTGAATCTTTCAAATACGAAGCTGCAAAAGGTTTGTATTTTAAAACTAGATTCAAAGTTAGTGACGCTACACAATCTGATTTTGCTATTGGTTTAATTATAACTGATACAACAATTATTGATGGCGTAACTGATGGAATCTTTTTTGAAAAAGATGATGCATCAACTTCAATAAATTTGATCATCAAAAAAGATAGCACAGAAACATCAATCTCTGCTGGAACTGCAGCTGATGACACTTTCATGACTTTAGGATTCTATTATGATCCAAAAGACAGAAAGTTTCACGTTTACAAAGATAACGTGAAAGTTGGTTCCGGTGTGAATACAAATGCTCCAGACGACGAAGAGTTGGCTGTTTCATTTGCAATTCAAAACGGTGAAGCTGCTGCAAAAGTAATGACTTTAGATTACATTTCAGCAGGTAAAGAGAGAACTGCGGCGACAGAGCTGTAATAAATAATTATATTGTGGGCCTTCGGGCCCACAATTAATTTTAAGGAGAATAAAATATGAGTTCAGATCAGAAGTTTACAAATATAGCTAGCACAGGACAGGTAAAAACTATCTCTGGTGGTTCAACTAACATAGGACCTTGCAGAGTAACTTACATCCAAGCAAATGGTGTAGCGTCATCTGTTGTAGTGTTAAGAGATATTTCATCTGGTAGTACAGGAGATAAAGTTTTCGAAGCTGATTTTGGAACAGAAGGTTTAGATATCTATGTTCCAGGAAACGGTATCAGATTTGAAAATGGTGTTCATGCAACCATGACTAACACAACATCTCTGACTATTGGTTACACTGGCTAAGGAGTTTAAATGGCTAATACTACTTCGGGAACAGCTACGTTCGACAAAACTTTTGCTATTGATGAGATAGTAGAGGAGTCTTTTGAGCGTATTGGACTACAGAACGTAGCTGGTTACCAATTAAAATCAGCAAGAAGATCTCTCAATATCTTATTTCAAGAGTGGGGAAACAGGGGTATTCACTATTGGGAAATAGACGAACTTGATTTAGATTTAATAGAAGGACAAGCAGAATACGATTTTTTTAGGTCATCTGATGATGGCACGAGTGCAACGTCTACACCAAACGGTGTATATGGCATTTCTGATGTTTTAGAAGCACAGTTAAGATCTAATAGAACGCAGACTACACAATCAGATTCACCAATGACAAAAGTAGATAGATCTACTTATGCAGCGTTTTCAAATAAATTATCTAAAGGAACACCTAATCAATATTGGGTAGAAAGATTTATAGATAAAGTTAGAATACACGTTTATCCAACACCAGATTCTACAAATGCATCCAAAGATATGCATTTCTATTACATTAAAAGGATACAAGACATAGGTGATTATACAAATGCAACAGATGTTCCATTTAGATTTGTCCCTTGTATGGTGTCTGGACTTGCATATTATTTAGCACAAAAATATCAACCACAATTAATTCAAGCAATGAAACTAGCTTACGAAGATGAGTTTGCTAGAGCACTAGCGGAGGATGGGTCAGCTTCGAGTACATATATTACTCCTAAAGCATACTACCCAAGTCAATAATGGCAAAGTACGCAACAGGTAAATATTCAAAAGCAATATCAGATAGATCAGGTATGGAGTTTCCATATAATGAAATGGTTAGAGAATGGAATGGATCGTTTGTTCACATATCAGAGTTTGAACCAAAGCAACCACAATTAGAACCAAAACCAATGAATGGTGATGCAATATCTTTAAGGAATGTTAGACCAGATAGAATAGAAACAGCTGTTCCTAGACTTCTACCTTTGAATGCTTTTACAGCAACAAACGGCTCTGCAACAATATCTGTTAATGAGCCTAGTCATGGTAGGTCTACTAGTGATACAGTCAGATTTAGAGACGTGGAATCTGTTGGTGGCATACCCGCAACCACTATTTCTAATGCATCAGGATTTACAATTACTAAAGTTGATGATAATAATTATACATTCGGAGCGGGCACTAATGCTTCGTTTTCTGAAAAAGGAGGAGGTGGCCTTGCGTCTGCAGGACCAGTCACTATAGTAGCATAATGGCAGGATTAAGTGCATCAGGATTAAAAACACAAATAAGAAGTTACACAGAAGTTGATTCTAATGTGTTATCTGATTCTGTTTTAGAAAACATTATTTTAAATGCACAATATAGAATTTTTAGAGACATACCTATTGATGCAGATAGAAAACAACAATCAGGTAATTTAGTTCCAGGACAAGAAACAATTAACTGTCCAGCTGGAGCTGTATTTATTAGAGGCATACAAGTCTATGATTCAAGCGCCGTGCTAACTGGATCTAATACGTGGTTAGAGAAAAAAGACGTAACCTACCTACAAGAATATCAACCAATTACAGGCACATCAGCAGCACAAGGTAAACCAAAATATTATGCTATGTTTGGTGGTGCTACAGGAGAATCAGACACTACATCAGGGCGTATATTTTTAGCTCCTACACCTAATACAAACTATAAATTTAGAGTGCACTATAACGTGGCACCAGCTCTTTTAGAGAGTGACAATACCAACTATATTAGCTTAAACTTCCCTAATGGCTTATTATATTGCTGTTTAGCAGAGACTTATGGCTTTC